ATGCTACTTGGTCAGAAGTTGGATATGACTCAGCTTTATCTTCTTCTATAGTATCTGGAGCTATTGTTAAAGTTAAAATCCCAAAATCTCTTTTAACAAACCCAGACTTAGAAGGTGTTAGAGGATACACAGTTACTACTTACAGTGGCTCAACTGCTAATGTTGTTGAACAACTCCCAGCTTACAACTATGCTGATGCTAGTAATGTTTATATCTTTATCTCTTCAAGCGCGGGTGTTGGTAATGTTAATACAAACGTTGTTAACTATGTGAAACAACCAGCTGATAATGTTAGAGGTGATTTTGAGGATGGTGCTTCTTCAGCATTCCCTAATGCTACTTCAGATACTGGTATTTCAATCCCAGAAATCAACGTTAAGATGAAATCTGAAGCAATTGTTGCTAAAACCAGAAAACTAAAAGCTGTTTGGACACCTGAATTTGCTCAAGACTTAAATGCTTACCACAGTATTGATGCTGAGGCTGAGTTGACAAGTATTATGAGTGAATATATTTCTATGGAAATCGACCTTGAAATCCTAGGCATGTTAATTGAAAACGCTCTAACAGT